CCGTTTGGGCTTGGTAGTGCTTGATTGTTACGACCAAAGAGCTTTTGGAAGTAATCGGCTATTGCCACTATATCTCGTAAACGTAAGTGTTTGATTCGTGTCCGTTTACAGCGTAGATGAGAGCATCAACCATATCGTCGGGCTTCCCATCTTTGCCGTCGAACATAAGCAGTTGCTCGGTAAATTCCAAAGGTACGCTATTCACATGTTTGATGTACCCGTGCTCATACTTACCTGCAATCGGTAGAAAGCGTGTGAGCTTATTGCGGCCCCGTGGATTGACACCCTGAATGTTTAGCATGGTTTCGGCTCGGAGCTGTTGTACCATCACTTCTTGATATGCCACGTTCTCAACGCACACCCTGACCGCATTCCAGTTGTAGGCAGTCTGCTTGATCTTGTCTTTGGTTTCGTTAAAGCTCCACTTGCCAAACACCACATCAGCGACGTAATAGGTCGTCCCACGCTTGCCTACTACCACAATAGCGCGATCGTCTGCATTGGACTTCATGCCTACCGCCAAGTCCACGCCGATAACATACGTTATATCATCTTCTGGAAGCAGAGCGTATTGCAACCACTCCTTCCGCATGATGCGCCCCATTGGCCCGATAAACTCCCCTTCCAGCTCCTGCCGCGCAAACTCGCTCGTATAGGTTTCTTCGAGGTTACGTACGTATTCGCTGGGCAGGTGGATGTTGTCCCGCGTCTTGGCGGTCACAACGTAATAGTCTGGATTGCCTGCCGTTGCCTTGCGGAAGATGCGCTCGTATACCCAGTTGGTATCTCCGTTAGGCGATGTGGTTATCCAGCATCTGGTAGGATCGCGGCGGATACGGCCTAGCATAACATCCCACGTCGCACCATCCATGTAGTCCGCTTCGTCCAGCCAAAACCAGTTTAGGTTAGGGCCGCGCAGGGAATCGGGCTTGTCCGCCGATCTCCAGAAGATCGTAGTGCCGTTTACGAGCTTTGTGACTCCTTCGCTCTTGTTATGCTCTTCTACGTACTGACTGAACAGGTCGAAGAAGGTTAGCTGCGTAGCATCGCGCAGCATTGGGTACGTTGGTGCTAGGATCGTGCCATACGTGCCAGCAGGCTGCCGTAGAACCTCCACGCAGCCCGCAAGCGTCTTGCCTGATCCGATACCGCCTACAAATCCCCTATGCCTCGCCGGATTGCTCCAGAAGTCGATCTGGGCTGGTAGCGGGTCTGCTATCTCCAATTTCGCCATTGTCTGCTTTCAAGGGTTTGCGGATAACTACTTCGATCTCTTGCTTACTATTTAGCTGCTGCATCTTTTGCGATTGTCCGAGCCGGTTTTCGCCTAGATGCTTGAGCATTCCTACATCGCCCTCAATAGCTCTTTCAAACTGTCTTTTATGAAGCATACGCTCACCTGCTGCTTGCCCTGCTTTCCAGATGTCGTAATATCTATTGTAGATCGTCTGATCCGATATCTTTAGTTCTTGTGCGCACACGGCAACGGGGCATCCCTCTTTAGCCATTGTGAACAGCTCATCTGTATCTATTTCAACGAATGGTCTAGCCATTATTTGGTTCTTTCAACTAGTTTGGTTTTTTGCCAAATAACTACTCTATCTCTTCCACTTGCACGGTAAAGTTAATATCTAGCAGCGTTTCCATGCGCTCGACGTATTCACGGAAGTTTGCATCTGTTTCGATCTGGTTACGCATGTTACGCAGCGCGTGGATAACTGACGAATGGTGCTTGTTAAATAGCCGCGCTATCAAGGAGTTAGATAGTCTGTACTTCGTGAATAGGAAGTACATGAGCAGATAACGGCATTCTACAACCCAATGAAAGCGGGATTGCGCTACAAGCTGCTCCCATGTGCAGTTATAGAGCTTGCAGAATTGGTCGATAAGGTTTAGGATAGCTGGGTTTTGCGTGTTTGGTCTCATGGTATGTTTTTGTTTGATGATTTTAAGTGCTCTTCTGGTGTCTGTTATGTGTGAAGGGATCATGTGCCTATTGAGTGCTATGAACAAATAATCCTGCATCGCGCGCTTGCCTACTTCTGGGAATAGGTCGGGCTGTTTAAGAGCCCATGTTACGAACCGCGACCGGTGCACGTCAAAGTATTTTAGGATGGTTTCGGACATTGCGAGCACCTCATTTAGCTTTCTATACCGCCTCATATTTACCCTCCGTGTTGTTTTTGAGTTGTTAAGTAATGCTTAATAGTTGTTTGCAGGCCGTTTCCAGCCCCGTAGACGCGTTTTTATTCGTTGTTTGATACTTTGGATAGGTACAAAGCTTTCATGCGCTCTATTTCAATTTCTGATGGTAGCTCCTTCTGGTACAATTCGACCACCTGCTTCGGCAATCCTGCGGGCTTTGTGCGGATCGCAACCTGCGGATCAGCTTCTTTGCCAAACTTGCCTTTGTTCCTGTTCCAATTCCGCGCTGTTGCTTTCCAATCCTTCATAGCGTTCTTGCCCACCTTCCAGCCGTTGGCTGTGTAATGGTCAAAGAATTTGTTTGCTTCTTCCGCTGTACTGCCTAGCTCTTGGAAGTAGTCAAGGATTTCTTGACAACTTGGGCGCGTGAATGCGCGCGAGCGCATACTCACACTATCTTTATCTTCTTCTTCTATTCTTTCTTTCTTACCTTCTTTATATTCTTTACTTCTTATGATAGTGTTAGGCGTGTGTTGATCGTGTGTTAACCGTGTGTTAGGCGTGTGTTGATCGTTGTTTTCACGTCCTTGTAAGTCTTCGTAATTCAATATCTTAAGGCGTGTTGCCGCTGTGTTGCTTTTGAAGCTAATCATTCCATCGTTTTCTGCGTACTTGAGAAAGGTTTTTACGATTTGCACCGTGGTTCCGGCCCCTTCTGCTAGTGATCGGTAGCTTGTGAGCATCTCGCCGCGCTCGATTGTGACAAACTGACCATTGACTAACGCCTTGCTTGGTTTCCAGTTTGCAGCGATCAATATGTATACCCAAATCTTCAGGTATTCTGGCCTTTGCTTAAATACCCAGTTCTCTAATATCTTACGATGTAGCTTAATCCACGAGTTTTCCATACCATAAATAGGAAACCCAGATGCTAGCTGATTTTCCTCGGTCATGAATGAACCGCCCGCACCGTCTCCGGTGAAGGAATCTTCTAGCATCTGGGTCGTATTGTCTATATTGTTGTTCATGTTTAGGAATTAGCAATCTATGGCACTTACGCCATAATTAGATCAAATTTCGTAATGTCCGTTATCCACCTGTTAGTTCAGGCCAAGCACGATACTTTGCGTCTGGATATTTGTTTGGATCAATTGCGTCAAATCCTGCACAGTCATTGTAGGCCGTAGTAACTAGCATTTTGAAATACAAATCCGATGCATCGTTGTCATCAAAACAATCTAAAAACGTCTCAATCATGTCGTTTTCGTCTATCTCGCGAAGAAAATTTACTTTTTTAACTATACTGTTATAGCTCAATTCGCAATATTCATCAACTACTTCTTTCCAGTCTTTCTTTTTATCTGGCAGAGAACCCGTAAAATATAGCCACGCAACTGTGGCAGTTGTTAATCTTATATGTTCGTTCTTTCTTATAAAACCCAATCGAGTCAACAATCTGTGTTGATCGCGTCTTTTACCTGTTAAACCGTGCACTCTAGCATGGCAAGCGTTACACAAAGGGACAGTCGCATTACCTCCAAGCGACTTTGGAATAACGTGATGCTGTTCTTGTGCTGGTTTGTTGCATTCTATGCAATTCATTTTACACCCTTGCAAATGATTATTAGAGCTTCCGCAGCCATACTTGCCAGTTCTTTGCGAGCAGCTCGTATTCGCCGTCGTGTACTTCTAGGAACGTGTCGATACCCTGCTTTGGATTGTATTGCGGCCCCTTGCCCCCATCCCATTGGTAGTCATCAAAAGCAAGGATGCCGCCCTGCTTGAGATACTTCCAGCCCTTTGCGCCGTCTTTCCATACCTGATCTGCGGTATGGTCGCCATCAATGTAGATAAAGTCAAACTGATTGCGATCCAGCATGTTGGCGTAGCTATCGAAAAACCTATCTGACGTCATACGGAAGTATCGGCACTTCATGTATGCACGCACCCCGATTCTGTCTAGATATGTGTCAAAAACATCTACCCAGTCAAACAGCTCGTGCTCTGCTTCGTCGCTGCCCTGCCAAGTGTCTACGTCATACAGCATCACTTTGTTACCTGTTAGCACATACCGTAGCAGCCAATCGCTCGCGTGACCTACAAATGCGCCGATCTGCAATGCTTGGTAGTTATCTTGCCCTGCTTCTGGCAGCAGAAACTCGGTAAAGTTTGCCCGTGCTACCGAGTCAAACCAGTTAGGATATTCAGTCATCGACCCTCCGATTATGTACGTATATCTCAAGTGCGATATACATCACTAGCAGCACCAAGCTGATAGCTAGCCCCCTGTCGATTGCGTCCATGTGTCCTCCGTTATACTTCTTGTGTTGAAACTCCGGCTTCTGCGAACATCAGCCACCCTTGTTTGATTGAGTCATGCCAGCGATCAGCGTATGCGTTGTCTGGCTTAACATAAACTACTCTCGTAATGCCCCGCTGGATTATGTGTCCTGCGCAGTTAGCGCACGGGGCTGCCGTTACGTACATCGTGCATCCTCTGACGTCCGCTGCGAAGTGCAGCGCGTTGGCCTCGGCGTGAATGGTGCGATATAGCTTTTGATCGCGTGAGAAGCCGGACGGCTCTATACATCCCTTTGGTGCTCCGTTATAGCCGCAAGAAACAATCCTGCGGTCTGCATCTACTATCACCGCACCTACTTGCGTGCTAGGGTCTTTGCTCCACGTCGCTACCAGCTGCGCTAACTGCATGAATCTTGCATCCCATTTGCTCATCAATCCTCCTTTAACACGTTGATTCGTGGTAAATCCGCTCCGATTATGTTGCACGCATCATCTATCGACCGTGCTACGCCGTACTGCCCTCTCCAATGCGCTGCAAACTCGTACTGATCTTCTGTCAGCTTGCCTTTGGCCTGCTTTACTTCGATCATGTAATTGCGTCCGCGCCATCCTACCACAAGATCGGGGAATCCCTGACCGACTGCACTCATAACAGCGACTGAAGCCCCGATCTTGCGTAGGTATGTTACTATCTCCTTCTGGTTTATATCCACCTTTGCAGCCCTCTTCATGGTAGCAACTGTTTGTTAAGTGCCTTACAAATAGGATATGCTCGTTTGTACAAACCAGTATATACCACTTTACCATCTGGACTAATTATCTGATGTTCATCTTGCGATACTTTTTC